TATTTGTGCATCTGTACATTGACTGTCTTGTTGCATGGTCGCGGGCGTGGTGGAATGGTAGACACACCAGACTTAAAATCTGTTGGGCGTATGCCCGTGGGGGTTCGAGTCCCCCCGCCCGCACCACTAATTTCCGATCAGAAAGACATTTGTCAGTAAAATAAGGACTTTTCTTGGACCTTAATCTCGATGTTCTACAAATGTCTTGATTTGTCCGCCCGTTTAGACAAATCATCCCCCACAGATCCCCCAGCGTGGGGGCGGGTTTTCCCCCATGTTGGGGGCGGGGGTAGAGTGGCAAGTTTTTCCAGACTATCAAGTGGCAAGTGGCGTGCGCAGATCGATCGCAAGGGTAAGCGATTGTCGGCGTCATTTGAATCGAAGCAAGCGGCTAAAGATTGGGCCGCGCACCAAGAATATCTCATACTTCATCCGGTAGACGTAGGTTCGGTGACCTCTTTAGGGGATGTTTTCAACAGGTATGGGCGGGAGGTCTCGCCGCTTCGCAAAGGCGAACGTTGGGAAGTCATCCGATTGGACCGGCTGGCGCGCGATAAGATTGCTCTGATAAAGATGGCGGATCTGCAGGCGTCAGATCTCGCGGATTGGCGGGATCGGCGATTGAAAGAGGTTAAGCCTGCCTCGGTGGCGCGTGAAATGAATTTGATCGGGGCTGTTTTGACTGTCGCGCGTAAGGAATGGGGGCTTTTGACGGGCAACCCGATGGCCGATGTGCGAAAGCCAAAGAAGCCGCCGCCGCGCGATCGTATTGCGACTGATCGGGAACTTGAGGCTTTGGCCATTTCGGCAGGCAGTGATCTGACAAAGTCCACGGCGCGGGTTTTTCATGCGTTCTTATTTGCTTGTGAAACGGCCATGCGCGCGGGGGAAATTGTTGGTCTGACTTGGCATCACGTCGATCTGGATCGTCAGGTCGCGCACTTGCCTGAGACAAAAAATGGTCATTCGCGCGATGTGCCTTTGTCGAAAGAGGCGATACGGTTGTTGCGCGATCTTCCTCATGCAGACCCTGTGTTCGATTTGGATAGTGCTCAAACAGACGCCTTGTGGCGTAAGCTGCGAGATCGAGCGGCTGTCGTTGATCTGCGCTTTCATGACAGCAGGCGGACAGCAACGACGCGTTTGGCGAAAAAGCTAGATGTGCTGGAGCTTGCTAAAATGACGGGTCACAGGGACTTAGCCATTTTGCTGAACACGTATTACAAACAGGACGCGTCGCAGGTGGCTAAGAAGCTGGATTGATTGCGTCGAGTGCCTCACGCGGAATGCCTTGCGGGGTGCGCTGTAGTTCGCCGCGTGCAATCTTGCGTGTGATTGTGCGCGTGCTGACACCCAATTCTTGGGCCGCTTGCGCAGGCGTGTAAAAGGCTGGGCGGCGCTCTTGCATGAGTTTGCCAATAAGTGTGAGCGCTTTGTCGAGCTTTTCGTTTAATTCGGTGATGCCCAATGCATCTGCGGCTGGATTGCTCATTTGGTTACTCTGTTCAGTTTGCGATTTCTGTATCGATTGCCTGTCCCGCACCGGTAGGGTGGGTTTAGCTAGGTTGCGGTTAGTTTTTCCCATTCTTCCGACGCATGCGGCGGATGCAGCGGTTCATGATCCGCTGTCGTTCTGAGATCAGATCGTCCAGGCTTTCTTTGCGGCGATTTATGCGTCCGTGCAGTTTGGCTAGGTGCCGAATTTCAATCTCGTTTGCAAAGTGAAGCCACGCGGATCGAGGCCCGAAAGGCACAGGTTTCGCGATATTCTGAGCGCTGATTTTCGGCTTGTGTACAGTGGGTGCCGCTGTACAGGCGTGAAGGGGTTCAGGTGCTAACATTTGCAGATCCTTTCACCGGGTCGGTGCTGCGATGCGTCCGGCCCATGCGTCAAATGTTGTGCGCAGGGCTGCGAAGTTTGATTGGGCTGCCGTGTCTGTGTTGAGCTCACGGCGGCTTTCGATTTTGCATGTGTCGCGCAGGTATTGGGCGGCGGCACTGGCGCAGAATTGAGTTTCAGGAAACCCGCTTCGGATGGCTGCAAACTTTTGAAACTGCGGATCATTGCACAGGATGCCAGCCTGTTGCGCAGGGTGCATTCGATTGAAACGTGTCATGCGTTTTCGTCGCTGTTGGCGATATCCAGCAATACATCCACAAAGCTGGGCTGATCTGCGGGGCATTTGCTGGCGATGTCTTTGCCGCGCAATTCGTTGCGGATCTCGATACGGGTGCGCCATTTGCGCGAAGCTGTCAGAGACTGGCGATAGGTTTCGCGGGCATAGGCAGGCGTGCCGCCAGTGTTGACCTGCTTTGGCCACCATTTGGATTTGGGGCCAATGAATATCGCGTCTTGTGGCGTTTCGTTTTTGTATTTGACGCAAACGCGGCGCGGGCGATTGATTTTGGTGTCCATGTTCATGCGCGCGCTTCCACGCATTCAAAGGCTTGGCCCTGCGCGGCCAATGTCGCAACTGCCGAGCATAGGTTTGCCGTGCCTGTTTTGCGAATGATGTTGGCTTTGTGATATTTGAAAGCTGATGTGCTTACACCCAAACGATGGGCCGCGACTTTTTCAGGTTGCGTCAGCAATGGCACTGCGCGTTGTTCTGCTGGCGTAAATGTCATGCTGTGCCGCCTTGTTTTGCCACTTGGATATTGGCGGCGCGCAACCATAGGCCGTGGGCGTTGTTTTCTGAGTTGGCAAGTACGCGGATGCCGTGCAGGTCAATCATGAACGTGTTGCCAGCTTGGGCTTGATAACTGCCGCCGCATTCGAGAGTTTCTGCAACAAAGGTGTCATGTTTGGTTGCGAAATCGCTTTGAGGATCGATGCGGTCGAGCAGGTTTTGAATGGGGGTGTTCATGCGATGCCCTCGAGTTGAGCTAAGTGGAAGAACACCGAATTTACGATTTTCGGTGAGGCGTTGATGATTTCGAGGAGTTCCCCGTGAAAGAGATCTGGGCTTTCGGGCGGTTCCGATACGTCGAGACCGCAAACCCAAGTGTGGGTGAGATCGACTTGGCGACCTGCGATTTTAAAGGATATGCTGAGGCCCTTAAATTCCTTCGCTGCGGTCTGGCAGCTTGCACATAATTCTGGCAAGGCGATCATGCTGTGCCCTCAACCGATGAGAGCGCGGACAGGATCAAACGCTTGGAATCGACGGTTTCGCCACGCGCCTCTTTGAGGGTGCGAAAGGCCAATGCGCGGCGCAGGGCGGGGTGGTTTTGCGGCGTGTCGACGATGATCTGCGCGTGATCGATGCGCAGTGGATCGAGGCCGAAGATTAGTGTGCCTAAAAAATACGGGCAGTCAGGCGCTTTGGCGCCTTTTGTCGAAAAGTCTTTGTGTTGAAGTTTTGACATTGGTCTCTCCATCGTGAAATTCCGCGATCTGCCTGTGGCGTCTTCTGCGGTTGATGGTGAGATTGGTAGTCCGATTTTTCCGTACTGTAAAGCATTTTGTCCGAAATAGTCGGACGTATAATTGTTGCAACGAAACCCCTTGCGCGGTATCGTTCGGAACAAAAAAAGAACAAATCATTTTAGATTAGCGAGTTAAGCATGATTCTAATTTTGAGAATTTTAAGAAAAATAGGATTCAACTGTAACTGGCTGATCTCACCGACTGTCGCACTTAAGCGGCGAGAGCGGTTTCTAAGGCGAGCTGCACATCACCAGGAAGATGATTGAAGTCACCATTGAAGACATAATTGAAATCAATTCGATGGTTTACATATAGGAAACGAATAGTTGAAATAGCAGGTTTTCCTAGTTTTTCTTGTGTATTGTACGTTGTCTTAGAAATACCTAAGGCTTTTGCAAAATCGGTTTGCTTCACAAAGCCCGCAGCTATGCGTGCAGCCTTTATCCGTACTGCGACCGCTTCTGCTGTCCCGTCATCTTTTCTGAAAAGTAGGTTTTTTGCACTGATATCCATGGGCTCATTTATACCTTGGTCCGAAAAAATCGAACAGAAGTTAGTGTAATATTATTGACAGTCCGAAATATCCGTACTTAATGTGCGGCATGATGGAAAATGATGTTCGCAGCTTAATTACGAATTTGGATGGCTACAAAGCTGTAGCCGTTAGGCTTGGAAAGCGACCAACTACAGTACACACGCACATGCAGGCGGGGGTGCTTCCGGCCGCTTGGTATTGTGCCTTGTGCGACTTGTCCGTTGAGATTGGTCAAACTCCTCCGCCACGTTCTTTGTTTTCGTTCGTGTCTTTGCTGCCAAGTTCTGAGGAGGTCGCGTGATGCTGTTCGGATCATCCTATAATCAAAGTATAGGCAAGATAACTGCAGGCCCCGAAACCGAGCATGTGAAGAAGTGCGCCCATGGTTGTCCATTTCCATGCAGGGGCCGTGACTTGGCCGCGCCCAACGTAGACGGTGACTTTTTCTGTCTTGCATTCGGTATGCCCGAAGCCAAAGCCGATCATAATCAGACCGATGGACATCGCGAGTCGCGGATCGGTGGGGATGGGCGTCAAGAGCGTGGCTGCGACGATGACAAGTCCGAAAAGTCCCATAACTGCATACCATTTATTCGAGATTGCTTGCGCAACGCCATTCAGGGCGTTGTCGAGTGGAGATTCCATGCGCTTTTCCTTTCAAAATTGTGGCGTGTGGTTCGGTCTGTTGGGGCGTTTGGGGCCCTGACAGACCAAGATATGAAAACTTTGGCGATAAAAATCCAGATGTTTGATCGGCATATTACATGTCCTTACGCTGTGCTTGAGTTGCCAGCAGGTGTGCGCCTTGAGCGTTTAGCGCCCTTGGCAGATGAGAGTGGTGCGCCCCATGGATGAGCGCGTTTTGTTTGATCAGTCTATGCCGGCTTGTTCGGAAACATCTTGGTCAAAAACGGACGAAATCCGCCCGAAATTGGAAAGATCTTTCCAAATCAACCGCGTCAGCCTGCAGGAGGTGTCGCGATCTCGATTCGCTGATTTGCTGCGGGTTGCATTTCCGGCGCCCACGGACGCTGGCATTTGTCGCAAGGCGGCTGATGCGCTTGGGTATTCTGAGCGGACGGTCAAGAATTGGTTGCATGAGGAAAATTCGCCGCCGTTTGATGTGGTTTTCGCGATTGGCTGTTTCGTCGGAGTTTTTCAAGTGATGGAAGTCATCACCCAAGGTCAAAGTCGTTCAAGCATGCTTGGTCTGATCGCGCGGGGGGCTGGCCGTGTTTTTGGGCATTGATTTTCAGGGCATCGCCGCTTTCATCGGGCATGAAATCAGTCGCCTGATGATGTCGGATGCCAGTGCTGCCAGCGTAGATTTGCTTGTATCGAAACCCGGCTTGTGGGCGCGCAATTCGTTGATCCACTGGGCGGCGGGCTTTGTGGCGTATTTCGGGAAGGTGTATTTTCCGAAAACGATATTGCCGCTTAATTTGTTTTTTTTCGCTTATGTGCTTTTGCAGATCGTGCAGCTTTGGTCGCCTGGGGCGTTGTGGTTGCTGATTGTCGATGGGCTTTGTGATGTTTTGATCGTCACCTGCGGATACTGCATGGCGTGGATGATTGCGCTGCGTGACTTGCCACGGGGGCGCACTTGATGGGCCTCTTTTCTTCACAGTTTTGGAATTTCGGCCGTCTCCTCCCCCTTGAGGCCGAAATAGGGCGCGGGCTTTGTGGGCGAGGCTCGCGCCCGTTGTTTATAAGTTCGCGTTGTGTCTGTGGGGCTGCACAGGCGGGTGATTGTCCGGCCTGTGCGCATGGTGGCCTGTCATGAGTATCCGCCGCGATATCACGATCGGCAATGCGCGGATGATCCTTGGGGATTGTCGCGAGGTGCTGCCAGAATTGCGCGGCGTGGCGGACATGCTGTTTTGCGATGTGGCCTATAAGCTGACATCGGGCGGCAACGCGCATCAGTCGATGGGCGGTCTGTTTGCGGCAGAGAATTACGCCAACGATGGCCTGCTGATGGACGTGCCGCCTTGGCATGATTTGGGCGGGCCGTTTTATCGCGCCTGCAAAGACAATGCCGACGCCTATATCATGACCAACGATAAGAACCTGTTTCGGGCTGGCGCGGCATTCGAGGGCGCAGGCTGGAAATTCCACAATTTGCTGGTGTGGGACAAGATCCGCGCCACGCGCAATCGCTGGTACATGAAAAACCTCGAGTTCACCACTTACTGGTGGAAGGGCAAGGCCGATCCGCTGGGGATCAATGATTGCGGCTCAAAACAGAGTTTTCAGCTGAACGCCCCAAAAGAGACAGCGCATCCGACAGAAAAACCCGTCGCGCTGTGTAAACACTACATTCTCAATTCGACGCACCAAGGCGATGTGGTGCTTGACCCGATGATGGGGGCAGGTGCTGCGATTGTGGCTGCGGTCCAAAATGGTCGCCATGCGATCGGGATCGAGCTCGATGAGCAATGGTTTGAAGTGGCCTGTGCGCGGGTCAGAAAGGCTTTGCAATGACATTTGAAGAGCAACTCAGAACCTGCGCGCGGGTCGCGGCACAGGGGCGGCATGTCGCCTTTATTGTCGGTCGCGCGGCGGATGAACGTTTTGCGCGGGATCGCTGCGGGGCGCTGACGCCAGCACATGCCGTGCGGCGCGGGGCGCTGATTTACTGCACCGGCGTGATGCGATTTGTGCAGGCCAGCGGGGCCAGTTTTGTGTTGAAGGGCTTTAGCGGGTTTGTGGTTTTGGATGCACGGCTTGAGCTTTCAAATGGCATGATGCGCGAGTTGCGCGATCTGCAAGACGCCTGCGCGATGCTGTTTCCTGACGGGGAATTCGAGCGGCTGGCGCAGATCGATGTTGAGACAGGGGCTGCGCCATGAATGCCTTTCAAGTTGTCGGCGGTACATCCGGTTCGGAGCTGCCTTTATATCCCTACGGTGCTGAGCATCGTCTCGACAGCCATTTCTTTGTCGCTTGGGAACGCAGGCGATGGCTCAATTCTGGGATGCGCTTGCAAGGCACGCCAGAGTGCCGCGCGCTCTACCTCGATTTGATTTGGATCTCTTACGATCAGGCGCCGGTTGGTACCTTGCCGACAGATCCTGCTATTCTGGCCAAGATCCTGATGGTGGATCGCGGTCATTTTGAGGCCCTGTGCAAGCTGCCGTTTGGTCCGCTGCACAATTGGGTGCAATGCGAATGTGATGGCGGCGAGGTCCGCTTGATGCACAGTCAGGTTTTGCGCACGCTCAATGAGGCGATGTCGCGGCGCGAAGACAATCGCGCCAAGAATGAGGCGGCCAACGCCGCCAAGCGGTTGCAACGCCTGCGATCCACACTGGCAGGCTATGACGCTAAGCTGGTCGAGAATGATGCCGCTGTGCGCTGGATTGATGAGTATTTGGTTAAGCAAGGCGTGGCCTATCGCACCTCAAGCGTCGTTGAGGAGGCCTTGCGGTCCTGGTCCGATCACATGCTCGATCTTGGCATGCGGCGACCGTAATTCCTTAAATTCAAACTGTCCCGAAAGTGTCCTGAGGACAGTTCAAGACAGTCTCAGACAGTCTTCGGACAGTTTCGAAGTGTCCTCTACGATAGGGATAGAGACAAAGACAAAGAAAAAGAAATTGGCAGTTGCGCTCCATTTGAGGCGCAGAGGCTGTGGATAAGTCGGAATTGCTGAGAAAAGGGTGGGTGTCAAAATGAACAGTGCAGAACAAGCGGCAGGCGAAAAGCGTGTGAGAGAACAGTTGGTCATGCCGCTGTTGCGGCGCGGGCTGGTGAAGCCGTCCAGCCTGACGAAAGATCAGTTCGAGGACATGGTGCAAGATCTCTGCGCGCGGCTGGCTTACATGAGCGACGTGAACTTGGCGGCGCTGGAAGAACAGGCGGCGGCCAGCCCGAGTGGCAAAGACCACGACCGCTTTCCGATCGCAAACAAGATGCTGGAATGGGCGGCGGTGATCCAGCGCCCTGATGAAAGCAACTCGCCTTTGATCCGCGCGGTGTTCGCGCATGAGTTGGGCAAGGGCGCTGTGCGCGATGATTGGGCGCCAGAGTTGCTGGTGGACCTGCGCAAGTCGCGGCGCTGGCCGACCGAGTTCGCTTTGAAACGCATTTTGGAAAGCGCCAAAGGAGCGAGGGATCGCCAACGCAGCATCGAGCGAAAGCTGGCGCGGGCTGAACCTGTGTCTGATCTGGACGCTGGCTGGCGTGACAAGCGGATCGCGGCGATGCGCAAATGCGAAGGCCTTGCGGCGATTGAGACGTCTTGATCGAGCAAATTCAGAAGGCGAGGCGGCATAGAATGGGCCCGATAATAGGCAGAGGTGGCGAGATGTTGATGGATAAAGCTGTGATCATGGTGGGCGCGGACGGTCGGGCGCGGTTGGACGATGAGAAGGCGCGTATCGCCAAGGTGAGGGCTTCGGGCAAGGTGCCTGCGCAATGCGGGCCGGAAATACCGGATGCGCCAGCACGCGGGCCGGTGCGTGTCAGCGATCCTGTAGAGTTGGTGCCTGGGGGAAATGGTAAGTTTCAACCGTCTGGCCATTTTGGTCGGTCACGTTTACAGCGGTCTGATGTGTTTGATGTGATGGACGCCAAGGCGCGCGCGGCATTCACGCGGATAAAGTCCAAGGATCGCAGCGCTGTGTTTGAAGCGCCGTTCAATGCGGGTCAGGTGTCGATCGCACGGCACTATGTTGGTTTGCATGAAAGTCTTGAGGGAGGCGGTCTTGGTGGCTCGGCTTACGGTGATCGGGTGTCGGGCGGTGGTGGCGGTCTCGATGCTGTAGATTTGCGACTGGCTGTGCGTCGTGAGTTCGATGCGCTTGAACGCAAGGTCGGTGGTGGCGTGGCGATGCCGCTTCGAAAGATTCGCCCGTCGCAGCGCGCGGGTGGTCGGGATTGCGTTGCTATAAATGACTTGGCGGCGCTGCGTTTGATTTGTTTGGCAGATAAGTCGCTGGGTGAAGTTTTGGCTCATTTTGGTTGGTCGAAAAGCACGCGGAACAGGGATGCGCTTAGGGGGGCTGTGCGTGCGTCTTTGGACCGAATGCAGGGCTACCGATAGTCTGCTTGAAAATAGGTATTGACGTATTGGTCTGCACAATACTACAAAAGCATCATCATCACTAAATGCGTCCAGCGCCCACCGATAAACGGTTGGGCGTTTTTGTTTGCGGTGTATCCTTCATTCATTTTCACGCGAGGTTTCGGTTTATGGGCCGTCTCAAGTCGTTGCAGCCTCGGCTGCCGTTGCTGGCTGATAATGCCCCAATGCGATTGGACGCGGACGCTACCGCCGAGCAAGCGCGATCTGCGCGTGAACCGTGGCGTCCACTGTATCGCTCAAAGCGTTGGAAGGCCTTGCGCCAAGTTGTGCTGAAACGTGCAGGCTGGCGCTGTGAACAAACTGGCGTGCTGTTGATCGGCAAAGACCCAGCGCCGAACTCGCCCGTGATAGACCACAAGATCCCGCATCATGGCGATCTTGAGTTGTTCTGGGACGAAAGCAATCTGCAAGCTGTGTCGCGTGCCTACCATGACGGCGAAAAGAAACGCTTGGAGCGTCGCGGTTTGGTTTGAACAGGCGGGGGGTGGGTCAAAAGTCATACGGGCACGGGCTCCGCACCCACGTCCCCTCATTCGGAGTTTTTTTTCCCATGGATAACGATTTTTCCGAGGATAAGCCTCAGTTTGACCTGTTTGGGAATTTGATTGAACCGCTGCGGGATCGTCGCGGGCGTCCATCGTTTTCAAAAAGTAAGGAAAATCAAGACTTTGTGACCGTGCGTTCAGCTGCAGGTTGGACACAAGAAAATATATCAGAGGCGCTGGGGTGCGATTTGAAGACAATGCGCAAACATTTTTCCCTAGAGCTTCAAGCCGGCGCTTTAATTCTTGAGGGGCTGCAGCTCGATGTTTTGATGCAGCGGACAAGACAGGGGCATGTGCCATCGATCAAAGAGCTGCGCGCCATCACTGAGAAAGGCCGCTTGCGTCGTCATCCGGCTCCGACAAAAGAACCAAAGGCTGATGTTCCTGGCAAGAAAGAGCAACGCATCCGCGATGCCCAGCATCCATCGGGGTCTTGGGGCGAAGTGCTAAACACCAAAGGTGATGTGCACTGATGCCATTTGATTTCGCCTGTCCAGATTGGGAAGAGCGCCTACAGCGGGGCGAAACACCGATCGCGGATTTGCCGATCGATGAAGAGGCCGGTGAAGAAGCTGTGCGCATTTTCAACCATCTGCGCCTGCCTGATGTGATTGGAAACCCGCCTTTGCGTGAAGCTGCAGGGGACTGGATCCGCGATATCGTGCGGATGGTGTTCGGATCGATGCTGACATCTGCTGATGGGTATTTGTCGCGCAAGGTGGGCGAGGTGTTCATCTTGGTGCCCAAAAAGAATTCTAAAACGACGAGCTCGGCGGGGATCGCGCTGACCTTCATGCTTTTGAACAAGCGACCAAAGGCGGACATGCTTATCATCGGGCCAACGCAAAAGATTGCGGATGTCGCGTTTGAGCAAGCCAAGGGAATGATTGAGGCCGATCCGGAAGGCTATCTGCGGGATCGCTTTCATGTCCAAGACCACAAGAAAACAATTGTCGATCGCATTAATGGCACGCGGTTGATGGTGCGGACCTTTGGGATGGATGTTCTGACTGGTGCCAAACCGATCTTTTGCTTGATTGATGAAATCCATGTTCTGGGCTCGGTGCATTATGCGGCAGATGTGATCCGACAAATTCGCGGCGGGATGCTTCCGTTTCCCGAAAGCCTGCTGGTGATGATCACGACGCAAAGCGATCATTCTCCGGCTGGGGTGTTTAAGACAGAATTGCAATATGCGCGCGGCGTGCGTGATGGGTCCATTACTGAGAGCGTAAAACTGCTTGCGGTACTTTATGAGTTTCCCGAGGCGGTTCAGACCGACAAGAAACAACCATGGCTCAATCCTGATCTGTGGCATTTGGTGACGCCAAACTTGGGCAAATCCATTTCTATCGAGGCGCTGCGAGAAGGGTTTGAGCGCGCCAAAGCGGACGGCATGGGTGAGGTTATTGCTTGGGCCACGCAACATCTTAACGTGCAGGTTGGCATGGCTTTGCATGTCGACCGTTGGATCGGCGCAGATCACTGGCCAGCTGCCGGAGACAAAAGCATTTCGTTCGAACGGATCTTGGATGAGTGCGAAGTGGCCTGTGCTGGCATCGATGGCGGTGGCCTTGATGATTTGTTTGCGCTGTCCATCATTGGGCGGCACCGCGAGACAAAACGCTGGATGCATTGGGCGCATGCCTGGGCACATCCGGAGGTATTCGAGCTGCGCAAAGATATTGCGCCGCGTCTGTTGGCAATGGCGGATATGGGCGATCTCACGCAGTGCGAGGATCCAACGCAAGACATCGATGAGGCTTGTGATTGGATCATGCGGGTGCATGATGCGCGGCTTTTTCCCGAAGCTGCAGCTGTCGGACTTGATCCATTTGGCGTCGCAGCCTTGATCGATGCGTTGATTGGCGCAGGGATCGGCGAAGATCAATTGGCCTCAATTCCTCAAGGGGCGCGGTTGAGCCAAGCGACCTGGGGGCTCGAGCGCAAACTGAAAGATGGGACATTTGTGCATGGCGCCCAAGAGCTGATGACCTTTTCTGTGGGCAACGCCATTGCTGAGCAACGCGGCAACGCGGTTTTGATTACCAAACAAACAGCGGGAAAAGCCAAAATCGATCCGTTGGTCGCAACCTTAAACGCTGTCACTTTGATGGCAAGAAACCCGAAAGTATCACGCCGATCAATTGAATCGATGCTTTCCCGTCCGGTGATGAACATATGAAACTTATGCGAGCGATTACCTCTGCGGCGCGTGCGGCAAAGGCAGAAATTTGGTCGCCGTCTGGTGGATTGTCTGGCGTTGGCTTGCGATCATCTGTGCATGCGTCGCCTGCTGGCCAAACGGTGACAGCAACCACGGCCATGAAAATATCAGCGGCCTTTGATTGCACCCGCAAGACATCGCAGGTTGTTGCGGGGCTGCCGTTGCATCAGTTTCAAAAAGAGCGATCGGGATCTCGGGCGCGTATCGAGGATGATCTGTCTGATATTTTGACCATTTCGCCCAATAGCGAACAAACGGCATTTGAGTTTATTGAGGGACTGATTTCTCAGCTGTGCTTGCAGGGCAATGCCTATGCGGAAAAGCTCTTTATAGGCTCGCGCTTGGTGGGGTTGCGCCCTCTGTTTGGGGTAAAGCCGCGTCGTGTCAGTTCTGGTGCGCTGGTCTATGATTTTTTGGATCGCGGCAAACGTGTGACTTTGCCAGCTGAGCGCGTGTTTCATGTGCGTGGCTTTGGATCTGGTGATGGTGTGGGCTTGTCGCCGATACAGTTTGGGGCCCGCTCAATGGGGGCCGCTCTTGCTGCAGATGAAATGGCCGGCGCGGTTTTGGGCAATGGCATGCACCTATCAGGGTTTATTCAAACCGACGGCGAGCTGTCCTCGGATCAACGCGATCAACTGGAAGAATTGCTCGCAACCTATTCCGGCTCAAGCAAGGCTGGGAAAGTCATGGCGCTTGAGGCTGGCTTGAAATGGCAAAGCGCCCAAATGTCGCCTGAGGATGCGCAGCTTTTGGACACGCGGCGCTTTGGTGTTGAGGACGTCTGTCGTTGGTTTGGTGTGCCGCCTGTTGTTGTCGGTCATGCGGGGCAGGGTCAAACAATGTGGGGCTCGGGCGTTGAGGCGATCATGCTGTCTTGGCTGACGCTTGGGGTGAATCCGCTGCTCACGCGGATTGAAAGCCGGATTCAAAAAGATCTTATTCCGCTCGGCCAACGCCGCACGCGCTCATTTGAATTTAAACGCGAAGCGATGATTCAGATGGACAGTGAAGCCAAAGGTAATTTGCTCACAAAACTACGCTTCTCAGGCGTCATGTCGGGCGACGAAGGCCGCGATGTGATGAACTTGCCGCGCCGTGGCGGTGCTGCGGATGAATTGGTTGTGCAGTCTTCAATGGTGCCCGTCTCGGTCTTGGGAAAGGACGAAAAATAATGTCAAAGAAATCAATTAATCCTGTCGCAAGGGTGCCGAATGTGCGTTCCGATATGAGCGCCAAAGCTCTTGGGGCATGGAATGCGGATCTTAAATACGTGCAGGCGTCTGAGAATGAGGCGACGATTTCAATTCTGGAACCGATCGGCCAAGACTTTTGGGGCGATGGGGTGACGGCAAAACGCATCGCTGCGGCCTTGCGCTCAATCGGCGAGCGCGATGTGACTGTCGTGATCAATTCGCCTGGTGGGGATGTCTTTGATGGCTTGTCGATTTATGGCCTCTTGGCGGATCACAAAGGCAAGGTCACGGTCAAAATTCTGGGGCTTGCCGCGTCTGCAGCTTCGATCATTGCGATGGCCGGAGATGAAATCCAGATCATGCGATCGGGTTTTTTGATGATCCACAATGCTTGGGTGATGGTTGCTGGTGATCGGGCTGTGATGCAAGAAACGATCAACTTTCTTGAGCCGATCGATCAAGCGCTGCGCGATGTTTATGCCGTTCGCACAGGCATTGAAGCGGGCGAATTGCAAAGTATGATGGACCGCGAAACATGGCTTGCGGGATCTACCGCTGTTGATCGCGGCTTCGCTGATGGGTTGCTCGGCGGGGAACAAATCGACGCGGATGCGCAGGCTGAGACGCGGCTCTCGCCACAAGCTGCTAAACGTCGGACTGAGCTTTTGCTGTCGCGTGCGGGATGTTCTCGCACAGAAGGCCGCGCCTTGTTGGCACAAATTAGAAATTCGGGCACGCAAGACGCTGCCCATGATGGCATGCACGACGCTGCCGTCGTCAACGGGATCAGCGACATCGTTTCTGATCTTTCAAACTTCAAAATCTCATAACGAGGATCCTACGATGAAACATTTTCGTAAGACCGTGGCAATCAATGTCATGGCACTGATGGCGGCTGCGCCGGCCACTGTTTTGGCGGTGCGTGCCGATGCGTCCAACGAGTTGGCCGGATTGCGCAACGACATCACAGGACAGTTGACGCGCATTCAAAACGAGCTGATGCCTGTGGCGCAGAATGCGCTTGATGAGGCCAAGCGTTCTGGCCAAGTCTCGGATGAAACCAAGGCGGCAGCAGACAAGGCGTTGGCGCAACAAACGGCACTGTCGGCATCTCTTGACGCAATCAACGGGACCATCGAAGGGGTGCAGGGTCAAGTTGCTGAAATGGGGCAAATCCTTGCTGAAAACCGTTCGGGCCTGAACCGTGGTCAAGTGATGACGCTTGGCCGGTCGCTTGTTGAAAATGACGAATTCAAAGCCTTCGTTGATGCGGGGGCATCTGGATCCAAAAGCATCACCATCAACAATGCGATCACGACATCAACGGCGGGGGGCTTGTTGGATCAAGCGCCTGTGGATCCTGATGTGGGGGAACTTGGACGCCGGACATTCAATGTCCTGTCGCTCTTTGGGCGCGGTGCAACCGAGACATCTCCGGTGCCGTTTACGCGTCAAACTGTGCGTGACAACCAAGCGGGCATGGTGGGCGAGGGCGTTGCTGCCCCTGAATCAGATTACGAATGGGTGCGTGATGAAGCGCCTGTGCGTAAGATTTCTCATGTGGTGCATGTCACTGAAGAAATGATGGCAGACTCGTCGCTGATGCAAAGTGAGCTCGATGGCGAGATGATCTACGGTCTCGAAGAAAAGCGTGAGTTTCAGTTGATTGCCGGCAATGGCGTTGGCGAAAACCTCAAAGGCACAGCCTCTTGGGCCACTGATTTCGTCGCCGCGGCAGGCCTGCCTAATACCACGCGTATTGATCGCTTGCGCTTGGGGCTGCTGCAGCTCGCATTGGCGGGTGTCTTTGGCACAGGCATTTTGCTCAATGACACGGATTGGGCCGCCATTGAATTGCTCAAAGATGACAACGGCCAGTTCATCTATGGCAACCCGAGCCAAGGCACTGTGCCGCGTCTTTGGTCTAAACCGGTTGTGCAAACACTGGCTCTGTCTGCAGGGGAATGGCAAGTCGGCGATTTTTCTCGCGCTGCAAAATACTATGAGCGCAAAGGGGCCGAAATCCTGTTCTCAACCGAGCATGGCACAAACTTCGTCGATGGCATGATCACAGCCAAAGGCACATTGCGTGCAGCCTTTGCCGACAAACGCCGCCACGCGATCGTGCAGGGCAACTTCACCTTCGCATAACGGTCAAACTTGGCGACATCGGGCGGGTTTTCTGCCCGATTTTTCTCAAAAATATGGAGGCTATTATGGCTGCTAAAGTGAAATTTGCGGTGCGTGCAACGCGCGACACTGCTGTTGGACTGTTGCGTCCGGGCATTTTGTTCGGGTTTGAACCAAGCGCTGCGGTGACTGAGACGATTAAAGCGCTGCAAAGTGAGAAGAACTTTGTCACAGAGGCGGTTTTTAAAGGCGAAAGCGTTGAGCCAGATCCACTGGATGCAGCGTTCTCTGCAGCATCTAAAAGCACGGATCAGAACGCTGCCGACAAAGCCGCATCATCCAGCAAAGATGCGAGCAAATAAATGTCCCTTATCCCCCTCAATGACCTGCTCGTTTACGTCAATGCTGCGGATTTCGAGGGGGATAATTCTGTCTTGCAGTCCATCCTCAATGCCAGCGAAGACCGTATCGCAGCCTATTTGGGCGTTAGCTTTATCGATGACTTTGCCAGTGAATTGCCTGAGCCAGTGGCCCAAGGCATTAAGATGCTGGCCTATATTTTGTATGACGCTGCAGACACAATCGAAGACAACAGACTGCCGTCTAGCGTGCGCATGATGGTTGACCCGTTTCGGGTGATCTCATGAGGGCGCGCAGCAGACCCAATTGCGCGGTCTCTTTTCAGCGATTTGACGCTTCACTTCGCAATGCACTGAATGAGGTGATTGGCGGGTACGTGGAAACCTATGCAACCAACGCCTATCGATATGATTTGTCAGATCGTGAGAAAGAACTGGCAGGTCATACTGGGCGCTTGCGTGTCGCTAAATTTATCTTTCGTGCATGTGCCGAAACCAAAGCCGTCGACCTCTCAGATCGGATTGTTGCTAGCGGCCTAGATTGGGAAATTTCGGGGTTTCGCGACCTGCCCGATGCGGGACGGGGGCGGGTTGAGTTTACAGCCATCGCAGAGGTCAATCGTCATGAAAACTAAAGTTGAGGGCTTCAAAGAGCTTGAAGTCGCGCTTGGTGAGCTGAAGCAGAGTGCGGCGCGCGGTGTTGCGCGCAAGGTTCTTCGCAAAGCGGGCGATCCATTCATGGCCGCTTGGCGCACTGCCATGCCCGAGGGCGAAGGAAAGCTGCGCGAAGACCTCAAAATGGGCGGTCGGTTGACGCGGGTTCAGGCGCGCGCTGCGCGTAAGGGACGTAAGAAATCTGAGGTGCTTGTCTATATCGGCGTTGCAGATCCTGCAGGCCAGCAAACAGAATTTGGCAATGCGCATCAAGCCGCACAGCCACATGGCCGCCCGACGTGGGAGGCATATAAAATACGTGTTTTGGAAGCGATCTCGAACATGTTGGGGCAAGAGATCTACCGCGCCATAAGTCGCGCCAGAAAACGTGCCGAGCGCGCGGCGGCAAAAAAATAATGGAAGCCGCTTTGACATCAAAATTGCTTGGTAATGCGAGCCTTGCTGCCTTGGTTGGCGGTCGTGTCCATTGGGATGCCCTGCCAAGATCAGTTTCTAAAAGACCCTTTGTCATCCTGCAGCTCGTCTCGGGTGGCGATGATTACCATATGCGCGGGGTGTCGGCGTTGCGTAATTGGCAGGTTCAGATTGATGCCTGGGGCGAGACAGCTGATCAAGCAAAAGCGGTTTCTGGCGCGGTTCGGACTGCGCTGTCGGGCTTTAGCGGCACTGTCAATGATGTTGTTTTTGACGGTGTGTTTCTGGTGCGTGAGCGTGGTGGAAAAGGAACGGCGGCTGATGGCAATGATCTGTCTCGTCGCTCTATGGATTTTGATTTTCACTGGAAAAAGGAAGGCTGAAAATGTCTGATACAAAGAGCAAAATTGGTTTTGGGGTTGTTTTGCAGCGCAGCGATGGCAGCGGTGGCTGGACAGACGTTGGTGATGAAATCTACAGCGTGAAAGTGCCAAGTGTTTCAGCTGATACATTCGAGCGCACACATATGAAATCTCTCAATGCGTATCGTGAATTTGGCAAAACCTTGCGCGACGGGGGCGAGGTTTCGGTCTCGATCGCGTACATTCCCGGTGACTCTGATGTTACTGCCGCGATTGCAGACATCAATTCTGATGAGAATGCAGATTACCGTATTAATTTCTTCGACACACATGCTTGCGCGTTCAATGCGGTGGCCACGGGGTTCGAGCCCGATGTGCCGATGGAAGAAAAGATGACCTGCACATTAACCTATAAAGTCTCTGGCGAGCCGACCTATGGGGCAATTACATGATGTCTGATCCTCGTGGGCGGGTGCGCGTCGAAACCGAAGACGCAATTTATCATTTAGAGTTCACCCCAAATGGACTGTGCGCCTTTGAGGCGATTGACCCCGAAGGGCGCGGTATATTTGAGGCCTTGGCTCCCTTTCTAGAGGTGGCTGAATTAAACGCTGACACTGATGTGCTCAAAGAACGCAAAGCTCTTAAGGCTCTCAAATCACTGCGCAACACAGACTTGCGGGCTTTGTTTTGGGCGGGCCTACAAGAACATCATGAAGCTGACATTCTAACGCCAAAGGATGCGGGCAAAGTGATGCATGCCGCCAATGCAAAAGGCCAAGATCAAGGCGTTGCAATGGCGCTTTGTTTTGAAGCCATCATGCAGGCATTTCCGGATGCAAAACCTGATGGATCCGAAGCTTCAGCTGATGAGGTTGCGGGCTCTGAGGGAAAGGTAAAAGCGGCGGTATAGATTGGCCGTCGCTTTTAGAGACTTGGGTGGCGGGTGGCCAAGATCCTGAACGGTTTTGGCATACGACATTGAGGCTGCAGGATATAATTTTGCGTGGCGTGCAAAAGATAACCGAGCGCGAAAGGGATATCGCTCGGTTTGGAGCATTCCAAGCGGGCAGCTTGGTTCATATCGCCCTGCATGATCCGAAGCATTTTCCCACTTTCGAAAAATACTGGGGCCTTAAGCCTCGTGAGCGGCGTCAGGCGCCTGAACAAATGCGCGCCATGATGATCGCCTTTACGGCGGCAAATGGTGGAAAGGTTAACCTATGAAAGCTTTGATCGGCGCTTTGCGCGTCACTCTAGGTTTAGACAGTGCCGCCTTTGAAAGTGGTGCTGCGAAAGCTGAAACGCGTGCTGCAGGCTTGCGCAAAAAAATGGTGTCTGTTGGCAGTGGATTGCAAACGGCTGGCAAGCGCATGTCCATCGGGATGACACTGCCAATTGTTGCCATGGCAAAGCAAGCAATGGAGGCTCAAAAAGTCCAAGAACGGGCTGAGGCTGCGGTTAAAGCGTCTTTGGCCTCAATGGGGGACGCTGCTGGTTTCAATCTTGAGCAGCTCAAGAAAATGGCAAGCGAGATGCAAGCTGGGTCGCTGTATGGCGATGAAGATATCTTGCAAAAAGTGACGGCAAACTTACTCACTTTCGGCAATATTTCTGGCGATGTATTTACCAGATCGTCTCAGCTCGCCTTAGATCTGTCGGCGCGCTTAGGAACAGATTTGCAAGGGTCTGCGGTTATGTTGGGCAAGGCGCTCAATGATCCTGTTGCGGGCTTGTCGGCTTTGTCTCGGGTTGGTGTTTCTTTTACGGAGCAGCAAAAAGAACAGATTAAAGCCATGGTTGCCGCTGGCGATGCAGCCGGCGCGCAGGCGTTGATGCTTGATGAGCTGGAAAAACAGTATGCTGGCCAAGCTCAAGCTTTGGCGTCAACAGACAGTGGCAAGATCGCGCAGGCGACGATGGCCATTGGCGATGCGTTTGAAAAAATCGGAGCGATTGTTTTGCCGATCGTAGCGGAAATGGCGCTCAAGGTGAAAGCATGGGCAGAGCGGTTTCAAGAATTGTCGCCTTCCGTCCAAACCATGATCGTAAAAGGGGCAGCGCTTGCAGCAGCTATTGGGCCAGTTGTGGCAATCCTTGGTGGTATTCTCACGGCTGCAGCGCCGCTTGCGGGGGTGATCGCCGCTTTGGCATCGCCGTTTGGCCTTGTGGCCATAGCCGTCGGGGCTGCAGCGGTTCTCATTTACAAACATTGGGATGAAATCAAAGCCTTCGTTGTGAAAGGCGTTGAGGTCATGGGGCAGGCACTGGATCGCCTTGTGAGTTTTTACAAGACCTTGCCTGACAAAGTGATCGTAGCGATCGGAACCCTGGGGGTAAAAATCGTTGAGTTTCTCGGCAGCATTTCTGGCTTGATTATGGAAAAGGCAACATCTATCGGCGCTGACATCGTGAGCGGGTTGAAAGAAGGCGTGAGCGGCAAATGGAATGGCTTTAAAGGCTGGTTCGGCGGACTGATGGGGGGCGTCGAAGATGAGGCGCGAGACGTCATGGATACACATTCACCATCGCGCGTGTTCAAGAGAATTGGGGGCGATATCATGGATGGTTTGCGTCTTGGGATCTCTGATGGCGAAGGCGGTGTGGTCGGAACGCTGTCTGGGGCAATGGAGCGCCTGGGGCTTTCGACCGACGAAACCTTTGGCAAAATGGGGGCATGGCTCGGCAAGATGATCTCGGGCGCAATCACGTTAAAAGAAACTTTGGCAAATGCACTTTCGAAAGCGGCCGATGCACAGCGACAGAGTGCAATTACAGGTATAGGTGATGCGATTGGAGGCGGCTGGGGTGCTGCGTTGACTGGGTTTGCTGGCTCTCTCATGGGGTTTAAGGATGGTGGATCGTTTCAAGTTGGAGGGTCTGGTGGCATTGACAGCCAATTGGTCGCTTTTAAAGCTTCGCCTGATGAGCGGGTCACTGTTACTCGACCAGATCAATCCGTAGCCTCTAACAGCGGCACGCAAGAAATACGCGTCATTGGCGGCGATCTAACCTTGACGGATGGCGGGCAGATCATGGCGCGGGTTCAAGTTTTGGCCGGACAGTCGGTCGACCAAGCCGTTTCTGTTGTGTCCTCAAAAATGCGCAGCACCAAATCGTTCGGTCAGCCGGCATGACGGATGTAATTGCATGGCCTCCGTTTGGGATTACCAAGTGGGAACTGGCTGAACTTCATCCGCAATCGCGGTCTGTCGGTTTGATTGGGGGACGGGCGCGCACATCGTCTGCCCTGCGATCACGTCGCGTTGCCAAAGCAAGTGTGCGCGGTATTGGTCCAGACAAGGCCGGTGCGGGATATGTGCGCATGCTCAACCGTCTTTGGGGTGGCGCGCCACGATTGGTGCGGGTCACGTGCCTGCCGACGTTGTGGTTTCGCGCGAAGGGCAATCTTGATCTGCGCAATACGGTTTTGGAATGGTCGGCTGGCAATGATAATCTGCTTTGGAGTGTGGATGCTGACGATCTGAATTGGCTGTATGGCAGCTATCCTTTGCAGGGTGTGCCGATGACGGACGGGCCGTGGTATGGGCTCGAGGTCACAGGTTTACCGCCAAACACTTTGGTTGCGCGGCCGTCTGATGTGATCAAGGTCGGTGTCGAAAGTTCGGACCTTCAAACTGCCTATTGTTTGTCCGTCGTGTGGTCCGATCCTGACGGTGTGGCGGTCATTCGTACCGATCGCGCAGAGGCGTTCACGGCCTCGGGTGTTGTCAGCATTGGCGACGCGGAGGTGATCACATTTGAAACCGTTGAGGTGCCGCGGGCTGTGCAAGGGCTGGGGGCTGATTTTGAATATGCTTGGGAGTTTCGCGAAGTGTTCGAGGATGAATATTCCGATGGGTTCACGGTGGTTGATCCATGGAGTTGAGGCGGGGCGCATCCCTTGACATGTTGGCCACGATGGCGGGGCATTTTTGCCCGGTGTTGCTCATCGAGGCGGATTGGCCGGATGGCATGGTGCGCTTGCACACGGGCACGGGCGATTTGAATTGGGGCGGCGAGGTGTGGCAGGGATCGTCTTGGCTGGTGCAGTTTCAAGCGCCGGAAGAAGCGGGCGGCTTAGCAACATCTGAGGCGTCGATCAAGGTCGCCGCCTCGATCGAAGACATCTTGGCTGAGCGCGGCAAGGTGATCCGCAATCGAATGGTCAAAGTGTGGTTTGCCACAACAACAACGCCTGGGGGGAATATCTTGCAAGATGATCCGGTGGATTTCTTCGCGGGTTATTTTGACAGCCGGACGGGATCTTTGGCGCGTGCCGGAGAAAACCTGTCGCACGACATGATCTTGGGGCTTGGCATCGGACCAAGTGCGCGGGCATCGGCCTCGATCACGCACAGCTATGAGGATCAAGTGTCCAAATATCCGCAAGATACGGCAGGGCGTCACGTGCAAAATGCGATCAATCGGGTGTTCAACGCACAACAATGGCCTGAGTGATAATGGCGAGAGTGATCACGCCTGAGCGCGTCTTTGCTGTTGCGCGCCGCCATCTGTCCAAACCGTTTGAGTGGCGGGCAGGGCGCGATTGCACCGCTGCATGTGTTGTCTTTGAAGCGCTGCATGGCGTGGATCCTTTGACGCGTTTTGATCAGGCATACACCTCTGCGGTTGAGGCCCGTCTGATCTTAAAACGTGCCGGCGGATATCTGGCGTGGTGCCGGTCAACTTTTGACATCGAGGAAACTGAGACTCCTCAACCGAGTGATCTGGTTTTGATCCAAAGCGCGGGGCCACTTGGGGCGGCGCTTTCAATTTGCATTCAATCTGGCGAGTACGCCGCAAAGACGGAGACTGGCATGATCATTGTACGCTCTAAAGTGTTGGGGGCTTGGCGATGCCATTCATAGTCGCGGCTGTAAATGCCATTGGTGCATCGATCGTCAGTGGGGCTTTGGCTTTGGGGATCGGCTACGGGGGCGCGTTGGCGATTTCTAGCGCTGTTTTGAAAATCGCGGGCTCGTATCTTTTGAACCTTGCGGCGAGTGCGCTCATGGGGCGTGCGCCATCGGCTCAAGATGTGGGGCGGGAATTGGCGCAAGCGACCACAAGCCCTGCGTATCGGTTTGTATATGGCGAATGCCGCGCCACAGGCACGCCTGCGGGAACGCCGATCAAAGGCGATTTTATTTATGGCGTTTGGATCTTGAACTCGCGTGTGTCGGAGCTCTCTGATTTTGATCTCTACCTCGACAAGCGCCATGTGAAACTTACGGGGGATGCCTTTGATTTTGACGGCCCAGGGGCAACCGCGACAGACGCTCCTTTCGAAAACCATGTGACAGCATGGGTTGGACGCGGCGATCAAATCGCGCCGCCTACGGTGTTCACTGAAGATGCTGCTTTTGTGAGCTCAGAAGAGGCCGCTGCCAGTGAAGAAGAGGCCGCGGTCAGTGAAGATGAGGCGAATTCTGACCTAAGTGGGTCGTTAGGGGGTGTGTTCCCTGATATTCCAGACACGGTTGTGGAGGCGGCAGAGCATCTTTGGAAAACAACCGATGGGTGGCGCGGTCTGACGGTTATTTTCTTACGGCTTAAAGCGGGGAGCAGTGGGAGCCGTGCTGAGCGTTGGCCGTCAGCGCCGCCTTTGGTCGAAGTTGAGGGCAAGTGGTCGAGGGTTTATGACCCGCGCGATGCAGCTCAGTCCGAGCATGACGCGGCAACGTGGATGTGGTCTGATACCCATGCGCTGTGCGTGCGGGATGCTTTGACGCAAAACCCGATCCGGCAATATCGGTCTGATCAGCTGCACAGCTCGTTTTTTGATGCGGCATCTGAGTGTGATGAGATCATATCGCTCAAGTCCGGAGGCCAAGAGGCGCGGTATGCCTGTGCTGGCACTGTGCGCTTGGCCGAGGGCGAAATTGAGGATTTACTGGTGCCCATGATGGTCTCTGCTGCGGCGGACTTCATTCGTGTGGGTGGCAAGCTGGGATACGCCTCGGGGGTCTACCGCGCGCCTACGGTGCGGTTGGATTACCTTTTGGGCGATGGGTTCCAGTTTCCAGACATGGTGCCGGGCGATCAGCTGGTGAACCAATTGCGCGTGTCCTATCTGTCATCTTCGCGCGGATATCAGACTGCCGATTTGCAACCTTGGGATATTCCTGGCGCACTTGAAGCAGATGGTGGTTTGGCGGCGGTCAAAACATTGGATCTGCCTTTTTGTGCCTCGGCCACGCAAGCCATGCGGGTGCGTAAAATCATCGGCCTGCGGTTGCGCCGGCAAGAAAAGATTATCGGCGGCACGCTGCCGCCTGAAGCCTTTGATTTGATTGGCGGGGCAACGGCTGAGATTGCTTTGCCGAGCCCCTATCATGCGTTGGATGGGGTGTATGAAATCGGCTCAATTCATCCGGGGCTTGATCCCATTGGGGAAAGCGGCGAGGTCGCGATGCGACTGCCCGCGTCTTTGACGAAACACTCGGCTGAAATATATGCGTGGAACCCGTCTGTGGATGAAGAAGACATCTTTGATGAATTCTACGACGATACGCGCACGGGCATTTTGCCGCCCGGAGAGATCAGCATCACGACAGGTGAGGCGGTCAATCAGAACATCGGTGGCACGATTATCCCGCGCATTTTGTTCGCGGTCGCTCCGTCATTGTCGACGGGCGTGTCCAGCTATGAATGGGAATATCGCCAAGACGGCGGCGATTACACCACGGGTGGCTACATCGATGGCGAAGTGCGCGATGGCTCGGATAATGTCTTTGGATTTTTGACGGGCGTCTCGGGACAACTCTATGATTTGCGTGTGCGTGCCTTGGCGGCCGGCGCGCATTCTGATTGGGTTGAAATCAGTGGCATCACACCTGTGGTGGCGCTTGATCTCGATCTGCCAATTGATGGCGCGGCCAGTGGCGGCGTTGGCGAAATCACGATCACGTTCACAACCCCCAATGACGCTGATTTTAAAGCGATCGAGTTTTATGGCGCCGATACGGACAATGGTGCGGCTGCGAGCCTGCTTGGATCGGCAATTTACACGTCACCCAATACCCTCGTTAGCGTCACTGAAATCGACTTGGCAGCATCCACCACGCGTTTCTACTTTGCCCGCTCACGGGGTGATTACGCGAGCGCTTCAGCACTGACAGCAAGCGTCACAGCAACAACAGACCCATAATTATTGGAGGCAGATATGCCAGCACCAAAACTATCCGTCACCGTGTCCGGTGGCGGGCCAAAAATCGCGCGCCTTAAAGACTTGGAAGACGGCGTGAATGCAGGATTTAACGAGCTGTTCGTGCAATCGATAGATCTTTTGGTTGGGTCTTTCGCGCCTAGCTACCTTTTGAAGAGTGCGGAGGCAGTTGTTTCATCGGATTCTGTGACCAAGTCAGTCCGGCATACACCTGATGCGACGCGGGGTTTTGGCCGTTTGTTTGGAGTTGTTCTGCTTGATCTCGGCGGCGAAGGTGCGGGAACAGTTTTGTCGAGAAATCGACTGCAATTAAGAACCGCAGGGGGGTCTTATGCAACAAAGAATTTTGTTGAATACGGCACAACGGACGAGGGCCTAACGGCGTTCTATATTGAGTGGGATCGCACGGGCCTAGAGGCTATTCAGTGGGTTGAGTATCAAATTCAAAGCGCCTCCGGATATACGAACTCCCTGCACGAAATTTACCTTTGTGAGAACACGCTTCCGAACGTGAGCCACCTTCGGATCGATGCGGCTATTGCTGCCCAAAACACAACTTATGTCGAAGAAATGCTTGTTTCGTCAAATCGCAAGTCTGCAAGTTTGGTCGAAATTTCTGGGTCAGGCGTGCAAACGGAAGGCTTTGTCTCACAAACAGCGATCACCGATCAGATTGAAAGGTTGTCAGGCGTGATGCGTCTGACGGTCACAGGCGGCACATATCCAACAACGGCGGCATCAAGTACAGGTGCCGGAATCGTTCAGCTAAAAGTTGAAGTTCTGGATGGGGCTTTAAATGCAATTACAAGCATTTTCCCGCGCCGGATTGGAAGCTCCGATCTGTGGTATTTTCGCGACGTTGAGATTGCCGATGGGGTGCAAGTCTCACTAAAGGTGAATGTTTCAGGCGTCCCGACAGGGGCGACGAATTATGAGCTGAGTGATATTGTTATCGTGGCCGGAGGGATACCGCTTCCAGACAGGGCTGCTGATGGAATCACCGAAGCCGAAGTGGGGGTGATTGCCACCAACAAAGCTGCTGAAGCAATTGGGGCGCTTGGTAATGTGGACGCTTTCCCAAGAAACGGTATTGAGGCTATTAAGCGCGCCGCGATATCGGTTGTTGACCTTGTTATGCTATCAAACTCTCACGGAAAGTTTGGCGGTGAAGGCCTTGCGAAAGCGCTGTCCTGCCGCCTTTCGGAGCAGTTCGGGGCGTGGGCGACTCCGTTGGATCAGTTTAGCGGGGTCAATGGTACCTCAGCATATGGCCACAGCGCGGATCTAGGTGTTGAGGCGTTAGATGCTGTTTCTGTGTCATATGTCGCAGATGGCGATACCGTGGCAGGATCAAACACAGGTGGCGCTTTCTTTGCGCCGGTCCCTGCCCTTAAAAGGTCGCCACTGGACCCAACACACGCGTTGCGCGTTCACTACGGTTATGCGGGTTTTGCCACTGGATCGGGTGACTTTTCGATACGAATGCGCTTGGAAGAGTCTCCGTGGACAACAATCTTGACGGAAACAGGCATGAGTACGTCTGACACAGTTGACACGTTTAAGATCGGCGCATTGGATATTGCCTCTGACGCTGAACGGACTGGCGCAAATTATGCCGTAAGGTTCAATCCTTCTGGCCAAACGATCACAGGTCCGTTCCTGAACTACTTCTTGCGTGTTGAGGATACAGAGGCCAGTTCCGGCGTTTGTACCCACGTGACCTATGCTGCGGGCGGGGAAAGTGCGGCTGACATCGCGAACGCCGTTTTGGCAAAAGATGACGCTGCCGAGATCAACTTTTTCGCTGAGATTAGGCGTCTCCAAATTCTGCGAGGTCAAACGCCAAACGTGGTTGTCTGGATGAACGAGGGTCACAATCAACGCAACGAGACAATCGCATCCGTCGGGCGGCGCGCGATCACTGATCCTGATAGCCCTT